CCAGCGCCTCGTTCCGTGGCCGGGTCTTCACCCACTCGGAGAACGGCCGATAGCCCTTGAAGCGGGTCACCAGCTTCTCGGCGGCCAGCTGCGCGAAGTATTCGTCGTCGAACGCCGGCTCCTGCGGAAAATGCACATAGCCTTTGCCCGGTTCGGTCAGTTTCAGGCGTGCGTAGAGCATGGCCTTGCCGCCGTCGACGCCGATCGGCTCTACCGGCACGCCACGTTTGCGTTTCACCCGCAGACGCTGGCGGCGGCGCTTTTCGTCCTCGACCAGAGGGCGGCCCATGCCGGTGACACCCTTGGTGGCAAAGCACCAGCGGCGCTTTTCCACAAACGCATAGACCTGGCTGGCGTTGTAGCCCGAATCGATCGCCGCCACATCGACGCCCATCTCGCGCAGCACCGCGTCGAGTTCGTCCCACACCTCGCGCTGCGTTGTTTCGCCGGGCAGGATCAGGTGATCGCGCACCCAGGCTTCTTCCTCCACGCCCCACGACACGATGGTCGCCTCGAGGCGGTCCTTCTGCACGTCGACGCCGGCGGTGGTCAGGCCGACCGGCAGGCGCTCCGGGTAGGCTTCCAGGCGCGAAATCAGACTGACGTTTTCAATGGAGTCGCCCTGTTCGCGGAACACTTCGCCCAGGTAGGTATTGGCGAACGCCTTCAATTCCGCCGTGTCGCCCTGCGCGTCGATCCACTTCTGCGCGATCTTGACCCACGACAGGCCGAGGCCGACCGGCGCATACAGCGCGTTCAGGTGGTAGCCGCGATGGTGCTTGATGTGCGGGCGCTCGGCGATCCACCGGCCCTTCGCCAGCATCGCCGTCTTTTCGTGTTCCTCGATGATCGCCGCGCATTCGCGGCACACGTACCACGCGGAGACCACCTGCTCCGGCCCTTCGTCGCCCTCCGGGCGCGGCGCGCGGCGGAATTTCAGGCCATAGGGCGCGTCGGCGCCGCCCCATTCCAGCGGCTGCAGCTCGCCGCAATGCGGGCACGGAACGTAGTACATTCGCTTGTCGCTGCGCTCGTACTGCTGCGTGATGCGTGACTGCCCCTCCTTCGTCGGGGTGCTGACGAGGTAGGTCTTGGCGCGCGAAAACGTGCGCTGGCGGTTCTCGATCAGCGTCATCGGATCGCCCTCGCCGCCCACATCCCAAGGGAAGGCGTCGACCTCGTCGCAGATCACATACGGCAGGTGATCCGAACGCAGCGAATCCGGCGAGTTCGCCCCAGCCTTGAGGATGCGCGAGCGGGCGCCGTATTCCATCACGTCGGCGCGGTTCGCCCGGGCGCGCTTGGCCGACGTCACCAGCCCGGCCAGCGCCGGCGATTCGTCGAGCATTTTCGAGAGGCGCGGATTGAACGAGCGGTCGCGCAGCTCCAGCGTCGGCAGCACCACCAGCAGATCCTTGTTGCCGAGGTGGTGCATGAGATACCCGATCCAGTTGAACATCGCCTCGGTGCCGCCCACGCCGGAGGATTTAACAAACGTCACCTGCCGCACGGAGGAATGCTCCGAGAGGCAGTCCATGATTTCGCGCAGGTACGGCGTGAAGGCGGTATGCCACGGCCCCGGCGCGTTGGTGCCGCTGCGCAGCTCGCGGTTTTTGTCCGCCCACTCCGAAACCGTCAGGATTTCCCGCGGCGTCGCCCCACGGCGGAACGCCTCGCCCATCTCCGGCAGCGTGGCGGACGCCGCCAGTGCCTTGTCGCCCAGCGCCGCCAGCCAGTCGTGCAAGGTTTCCGACATCAGGTAATGCACGCGCGTCTCGTCGCGCTCGCCGTCGATCACCGAGGCCAGCCTGCGCGGCAGCGCGGCCAGCGCGTCGAGGATCAGCCGGCGCACCGCCTGCCCGGCGCCGATCACCTCCGGCGTGCCCACCGTCGCCGCCAGCGCGGCCTCGAAATCAGCCTTGGCGTTGGCCGCGCGCAGGCGCTCGCGTTCGGCTTGGAGGTCGGCGAGGGTGGCCATTTAGGCGGGGAACTCCGCGCCGGTGGATTCCAGCACCGCGCGCTTGCCGGTGAATTGCTGCCAGCGGCGCACGGCGACGTCGACGTACTGCGGGGACAGTTCCATCGCGTAGCAGCGGCGGCCGGTTTGCTCGGCAGCGATGATCGTGGTTCCGCTTCCAGAAAACGGCTCGTAGATCGCGTCACCCGGCCCGCTGTTGTTTTCAATCGGGCGGCGCATGGCTTCCACAGGCTTCTGCGTTCCGTGGCCTGTTTCCGACTTGTTGTGCTCGATCTGCCACAGCGTCGTTTGCTTTCGGTCGCCTTGCCAATGCCCCGTGCCGCCCTTCTTGACCGCGTACCAGCACGGCTCGTGCATGTGGTGATAATGGCCGCGACCGATGACCATCCGATGTTTTCCCCACACCACCAAAGCGCGCATCTCGAATCCGCACGCCTCCAGGCTTTCCGCGACCACGTGGGAATACACGCCGGCGTGCCACACGTAGGCCACATCACCGGGGAACAGCGACCACGCCTCGCGCCAATCGGCACGGTCGTCGTTTAGCACTTGCCCCGTAGCACTTGCCCCGTAGCTCTTGCCGTTCGCACGGTCGGCGCGATTTCGCCAGTCCGGGTCGTACTCGACGCCATACGGCGGGTCAGTGACCATAAGATGCGGCATGACCCCCCCCAGCAGCGTTTGAACGTTATCGGCGTCCGTCGAATCACCGCACATGATCCGATGCTTGCCCAACACCCACACATCGCCCGCCTTGCTCACCGCCTCGGCCTGCACCTCCGGCACGGCGTCGGCGTCGGTCTGCCCTTCCGGCGTGGCGTCAAGCGTGGCCAGCAGCGCGTCGATGTCCTTGCTGTCGAACCCTGTCAACCCCATGTCGTAGCCCACGTCGGCCAGGTCGCGCAGTTCCAGCGCCAGTATGGCGTCGTCCCATCCGGCGTTCAGCGCAAGCTTGTTGTCGGCGATGACATAGGCGCGCTTTTGCGCGTCGGATAGGTAGCCCAAACGAATGCACGGCACCTCAGTCATACCCAACTGCCGCGCGCCCATCACGCGCCCGTGGCCGGCGATGATGCCGCCGTCGGCGTCGATCAGCACCGGGTTGGTAAAGCCGAACTCCTTGATGCTGGCGGCGATCTGCGCCACTTGCGCCTCGGAATGCGTGCGCGAGTTGCGCGCGTAGGGAATCAGCCGGTCAACGGCCAGTGTTTCGATCTGCATTTGCGTCCTTTATGGGTGGAAACCACAATTCATCGAGCGTGAAACTTGCCCCCGGCGGCTCGAACGCCGTGCCGGATTCGCGCCCGTTTTCAACGGCGTGAAAGTTGTTCGGAATGCCGGCCACGCCTTTCTTGATCTGCGGGTTGATCTGATCGGCGCCGAAGGCATCGCGCAGCGCGTCGATGAAGGCGGCGGTGGCTGGCATGGCGTCGCGCAGGCTCATGCCTCGCCGCCTTTCGTCCGGCCCGCGTCTTTCATCCGCCGCAGCGCGCGCGGCATTTCGCGCTTGACGATCCACGCCAGGCGGCGGATTTCCTTTTCGATGATGCGCAGGCGCTCGTTGGCGTCGCCGCTGGCCGCCAGGCGCGGCGCAGTCTGGTCGGTGACGCGCTCGGCGCCGGCGCGCAGCAGGGCGCCCAGGCCCTGCCCTTCGCGCTTCATCGCCGCGCGCTCGACGCGCAGGCCACGGCGCAGGGCCATCTCGTGCTTGATCGCCTGGTTTTCGTAATGCAGCAGGGCGACCTTGGCGCCGCGCCGGCTGTCGGCGCTGGCCGTGTCGGCGTCAAGGCCCGCGTCGCGCGCGCTGTCGCGCTGCGTTGCGTTTTTTTCGTTGCGGTGGGCCGTTGGTATGGCCGCGCCCCGCTGCGCGGCATGGCGGGCCGCCACGTCGGTCCGTCCGCCCGCCGTTTCATGCCACTTGGCGGCGCTGGCCTCGAAATCGACGTGCCCGTCGGCGGTGAGCACCAGACGCCCGGCCCGCCGCGCGCGACTGATGGTGCTCTTGTTCACCCCGAGCCAGCGGGCGAATTCAGCGTCGTTGCCGGTCATGATCTGTCCCCGGTAAAGTGCTGGAAGGTTCCTTCCATGACCAGGAAGGTCATCAAACCCTTGCGGCGATTGGCTCCTTCCAGACTTTCCATACTTTCCATGGAAGCGCGCGCGGGAGAGAATGTGTACGCGTTTGAAAAAAAACACAGCGGCGTTTTGTGCGCACACGTGCGCACACGCGCACGCGGGGAACACTGCTGGAAGGTCTGGAAAGTATGGAAGGTTCCCGTAACCGCAAGGGTTTGCGGTGCGTTGGTGCTGGAAGGAGATATGGAAACTCCCCCGGAAGGTCGCCTTATGCCGCCCATCGCGTGCCCTCCCCGCTGACGCTTTCGGCAAACCGGCAGACCATCTTGGTGACCCACACGACTTGTTTTTGTCCTTCGGGCTGCGCGGTATTGGCGGCTTCAAGCACGTTCTGCGGCGGGAAAATGACGGATTTCAACTTGGGATCACCGGAAAAATCGACCTTGTCGTAGACTTCGACCTTCTTTTTCTGCCAGCCGGCCATGCGGTCGATCGATCCGATGAAGTGGTTCGACGGGCGCGGACGGCTTTCGCCGTTGGCGTTGCACCATGCGCGGTAGGCGCGATAGACGTCGGTGGCCAGCGCCGGGCAGACCGGCAGATCGATGTCGCCGTGAATCCAGTCCTTGACGAAGCGCGCTTCGGACGGCGCCGACAAATCGATCAGCGCCTGCTTGGCTTCGGTCATCGGCGGGTGCTTGGACGGGTGGAAGCCGGGAAAGGTGGTCTCGATGTCGATGTTCAACAGGTAGTCGTAGAACGCGGCCACGCCGCCGGCGTCGATTTCGGCAAAGACGTCGTCGTAATATTCCGGCGACAGTTTCGGCGGCGTATAGACCACCAGGTGCCGGCGGTCGTCGTTGTCGATCGGCAGCGGCTGCCCTTCGTTGGACAGATAGACGACGTTGATGTGGTTCTTCTGGCAATAGGCGGCGATGTTCTTCGGGTTGATGCGCACCACTTCGCCGGTGACGAGTTCCTTCAACTCGTTTTTGATGTGCCACATTTCGGCGCGCGCCACGACTTCCTCGGCGCACATGTACAGCTTGGAATCCATCCAATCTGAATTGAAGCGATCTTCCAGGCCGCGCTGGTTGAGCACCGTGGCGTATTGTCCGTAAATCGCCGACAGGACGCGGTTGAATATGACCGATTTTCCCGTGCCCTGCGGCCCG